CCACAATGCGAATGCTTCTCAAACTCAGCCGAAATCGGCCTGTTCGGCGGGTTTATGATAGTGACCTTCCCGCACCTTCCCGCGCCACCCCAAGAAATCCAGGAGACCAACACGCATGACCAAATCACTCACCCCCGGATACATACTGACCAGTATCAGCAACAGATCGCCTGGATATGGCAATGAAATCAGCGTTATGATCCAGGCGGACACCGATCAAGCTGTTGATCAAGGGGTATCAGAGTATATGCGGCAGTATCCGGCGGCAGGCTTTATGACCAGGGTTTCTGCGCGTTACGAGTGCCCGGAGGGGCGCAGGGCAGTGATCCGGCGCTTGGCAAGCTGCGAATAGCGCCAGCACACTATCATCCTTTCCGCATCGCTTCAGGGATTGGCGGAGACCTTTCCCTACCGATTACCAGTTGACATAATTGGCGAGTCCATAATATACTGAAGGTGTACAGCAACGGAACCAAGGCAGCTTTTAATGACTGACACTTTGACGAACACGCTCTACACCGCAGTTGACCATTTCATCTACCGCACCACATGGGGCCTCTCGTCCCATGAAATACACCCAGAAGCAGCAAAAGAACGGCTGTCTTTAGATATGCATTTTGACCACATGCTGATATTTGGCGAAAAAGATGGTTTCGACGGGATTGAATGGCGCAAGCATTTTGCCCAGTTTGAAGGCGGATACGAACGCCTATTCGATCACCTGATTGATGCCCACGAAATGTTCCTGAAATTGAATGACAACGTAGCTCATTGCTGCGATGCGCTGATCCCTGTGTTGTCCGCCGCACCAGAGCTTTCCGGTAAGGTGAAACCGATGCCGTCTCTCAGGGAAGCCTCTGCGCCCTTCCGCAATGCGCGGACATCTGTTGTCCAGCGGCACAATAAATTCATCGCCACTCAGTACTCAAACCTCGGCAATTCGCTCCGAGAGTTCGGCTGGGAGCCGTCTCTGGAATGTCTAACTACATAAGCGGACTTGTCCTCAGCTAAAGGTAAATAGAAAAGAGTTACAAATGTTAAATCTAACCGCACTGATCCGCTACCTGCGCGAGACAGACGATTCGATCAGTATGCATCAACTCGAAACCCTCCTCTTAGTCGCGCAGGCTGGGAGTGAGGGGATTACCATGCGCGACATTGAGCAACGCATGGGTGTGCCAAACGCCACCCTCAGTCGCAATATTGCGTACTGGTCAAAGTGGCGTAAACAAAACGTACCCGGCATGGATTTCATAGTCGCTGAAATTGATCCATCTGATCGACGCTATCGGATATGTCGGCTGACCACCAAAGGCCGGGCGTTTTGCAATGAGATCACGCGTATTATGGGGGAAGAATAATTTGGCAGCAAAACGAGGCAACAAATGGCAGGGCAGAGTTACCTATGAAGGTCGCTCTGTGCGCCCATCGTTCGACACTAAGGAGCTTGCAGAGGCATGGGAAGCAGCCTCGCGGCTGTGCATCTCCCAGCACCTGCCGATACCCTCAGCGCACACCATCACAACAGGCGGTGTCGTTGGGGGGTTCTTCCCTGTGGCCGCTGAGTACATCTGGGGTGAGAAAAAGTCTTACCTCAATATGCTCGGTCACATGCGTGACGCCATCGACTATTTCACGCCCCAGCGATCTGTGGCGTCCATCGATGGTGCCTCTATCATCCAATGGGTAACACTGTTGCGGGCCGCTAATCTGGCCCCAGCAACCATCAATCATAAAGTCCAGTGTCTATTCGGCATCCTTAAACACGCCAAGGCCATGGGCTTGATATCTGTGCTACCGCCCAGACCGCACCAGCGGGTCAGCAATGGCCGTCTCTGGTTCCTCTCGCAGGTCGATGAGGACAAGATGCTTGCCGCTTTCCTGCACCTTGGAATGGAGCTTGAGTACCACGCGACTCGGTTCATGCTTTCGACAGGTTGTAGGGTTGGCGAGATACTCTACCGCAACCGCTCTGCCCTAGCAGGGCATGACCGCCAAGGCGTCCCAATCGAATGGGCTGACATATCTGCACCCTATGGCACAGGCGACCGCGTGATGGTCGATGGTGCCAGCCGCGCCAAGGTCACGTTCTGGGAAACCAAATCCACGAATGGTGCAGGTAGCTGGAGAGCCATCCCTCTCCCTGCACCAGCAGCGGAGGCACTTGAGTACAGCAAGTCTCAAGGGCTGTCCTCACCTTTCGATGGTCTGGGCTACATAATGTATTACCGGCGCTTCCAGCAGGTCCGAGAGATGCTTGGCGAGATGGACAACCAAAACTATGTCCCCCACATCCTGCGCCATACATGTGCGTCTAGGTTTGCTCAGAGCGGCTGGGATGCCCTGCGGATCAAGGATTGGATGGGGCACAAGAACATCACCACCACCCAGCGTTACATGCACCTCGCCCCCACTGATTTATTCGAGATGGTCGAGGCCCCAACAGAGCCTCAGAGACCTTCCCTGCGGGTTATTGTTGGAGGCAGCGAATGAGTATGGATGTCGATCCGTTTCTGCCCCACACTTGGCCGACAGGCCGTCAGATATATCGCTACATGCTGGATCGTGCGGCAGACCTAGAATGGGAATGTGCAGATGAAGCGCAAGCATCAGCGATCCGCGATGCTGCCGCTCGTTTTCGAGATTCGGAACTACGGTTCCTGCCACCGATAGTGTGACACTGGGTGTGACACATTTCGGTACAGTGTGACACACCCTACCTTGCAACTCATTGAAACTATTAACCTTTTAATGTGCGACATCAGCCATTGTGATGTTGCAGATACCTTCCACCCCCCATTGGATACCATGATGCCCCCCTAAGACCCTGTTTTAACAGGCATTTTTATTTATCTAAACCCCTTCCGACTGGTTGGGAATACAGACTTACCTTGCACCGCAGAAAACCGGAGATTTGATTTGATTGAAGCAGCAAAAATCCTCGAAGAACAGAAGCAGCTTGAGCGTTTCATGCGAGAGGAAACGATCAGTAGGTACAACAGACTACACGATAAGGCGCAGAAACGTGGCGATTATTCAGACACGCACACTGGCCGTGCGATTATCAATCACGTCATCCAGCCTTTTGAAGATGCGATCCAGGCGTTCGTGGATGCAGCCAATGATGGCAAGCCCGGTCGGCGTCACCGTGCCGCTGTACTGCTCAATGATGTGGACATCCCCACCGTGGCATATCTGTTCACGAAGGCGGTCCTTAATTATGTGCCGCTCACTAATAAGGAAGGGAAAACGACTGCGCTGTCAGCCCTCGCGATCAAAGGCTGCACGATGATCCATGACGAAATGAGGATCAGGTATTTCGAGGAAAACCATCGCGCCCTTGCTCGCAAGATGCTGAAGGATTTCGATAGGCGAGACCTTCCTCGGCGGCGCAGGAAAGAGATGATCCAGCGCAAGTTTGGTCAGATGCGGATGTCATGGCAGGTCTGGGACAAAAAGGACTGTCTCCAGCTAGGCGTAAAGCTCACCGAAATGTTTGGGTTGTCTACAGGTATGACCACCATGCCTCTGGTCAGCGAGAACCGCCGCAGACGCAGGATCGTTCAGGCCACCCCAGCGATGATAGAGAAGATCAGCCAGCGCATTAAGAGCAACGAGGATGTCTTCACCGTCTACCTGCCGATGGTAGCCCCTCCGAAGCCATGGCGTAATGGCGATCTATTCGGAGGTGGTTACTACACCAATCACATCAGCGCCTACCCGCTGATCAAAGGGGTCAAGCGAAACTTCCTTGAGGAACTCTCGAACATGGATTTGGAGAGGCCCCTCGCTGCGATCAATGCGATTCAAGAAACACCCTATCGCATCAGTCCAGCGATGCCTGAGATACTTGAGCATGTCTTTGACATGAACAGGGAGTTGGCAGGTCTGCCGCTGTCGGACATAGAGCCAATCCCTGAAGCGCCTGAAGGTGCTGATGAAGCCGGTGAGGTCAAGAACCAGTACCGCCGCGACTGCTATTATGTCCATGATCGCAATCGGCGCAGGATCAGTAAGCGCCTGATGGTTGCGAGGGTTGTCCATCTCGCCAAGAAATTCGAGGACAAGCCTGAGATATATTTCCCCATGCAGGCCGACAGCCGCTGGCGTCTATACCCCGTGCCAACCTATTTAAACCCGCAGGGTCCAGATTTCGTCAAAGCGATGCTGGAGTTTGCCCAAGGCAAAGCCATTGAAACTGACGAACAGGCTGCGTGGCTGGCGATCATTGGTGCAAACCATTTCGGCATGGACAAGCTCCCGTTACAGGATCGCGCTGATTGGACTGTAGAGAACCAGGATATGATCCTTGAGGTCGCCGCTGACCCTTTAACCGATCTCCGGTGGTGCGAGGCCGATGAACCTTTCCAGTTTATCAGGTGGGCTATGGAATGGTCGCAGTTTTGCCAGCAGGGCCTTGGATTTGTCTCCCACCTTCCTGCGAACGTCGATGCCACCTGTAGTGGTATGCAGATATTCAGCGCCGCAATGCGGGATCGCGAGGGCGCAACACACGTCAACCTGACAGACACTGAGGTCCGCATGGACATCTACCAGCGTGTCGCTGATCTCGCCAATGAGGCCATGCGTAACGAAACTGATCCTGAGAAAATCCCATTGGCTCAGGCTGCGCTGGCATTCGGTATTGGCAGAAGAGAGACGAAGAGGCCCACCATGGTCGTTCCGTACTCAGGCACCTTCCATGCTTGCATGAAGTATGTGCGCGATGGGATCAACGAGCGAGTCGAAAAGGGTGAGCCACACCCGATGGGTGATGAGAAGGACGGACCATTCATTAGTTATGTCGCTGGGCACGTCTGGCAGGCTATAGACGACACAATCCCCGCCGCCCGTGGGTGTATGAAGTGGCTTCAGACAGCGTCACGGCTGGTGAGTAAATCCGAGAAACCGATCCCACTCATCTGGTACACCCCTGACGGTGCCCCAGTGCAGCAAGCGCGTTACGAACAGACCACACAAAGGGTCCAGACTTTCCTTGATGGTGTTGTATTCAAGCTCGACCTACACCACGACACTGATCAGCTAGACCAGAGACGCATGGCATCCTCCGTTGCCCCAAATTGGGTACACAGTCTGGACGGTTGCATTCTCCGCGAGGCCGTCAATAACGCCTTGGCAATTGAGGACGAACTAGGTCGAGGGCGGATGTACTTCAACATGATCCACGACAGCTACGGCGTTCACTGCGCTGATCTGCCTGATTTCTTGGATCGATGCATCAAGCCTGCGTTCGTCCGGGTCTTCCGCGACCACGATGTCCTTGGTGACTTTGAGGGTGAAGTCCGCGCCCTGCTGTCCGAAAAAGACAATGAGAAACTTGATGCCGCACCCGTGCGCGGCGACTTTGAAATTGAGGAGGTAATGCAGAATGACTTCTTTTTCTCTTAATCCCTACCGATTGGTATTGGATACCGATGACGACCTAATAGCGGACATACTAGCATTAACCACCAGCCCTACAGGGAGACGCCCCATGGACGACGACATCGACGACTACGAATACCAGCAGTTGCTGGCAGAGAATGGAGAAGATTATGACGGATAACGTCATTCAGCTTTTCTCGGACAAGCGTGGTGATCCCACCGATGACGACGGCCCACTGCACACAGAAATGTTTGCGTCTGCGGCAGGCATCTTCATTCAGCAGGAGAACACTGACGGTGACCTCGAAAACCCCGACACCATCGCGCTGACATGGGAACAGACCGCGATGCTGCTGACAAATCTGGTGGCATTGCTGCACGGAAAAATGAACCAGGAAGAAGGAGATGATGATGGCACGATCCACTAACAAGCTGGACCGAATGTCCACACCTATAGGTGAAGCTGTGTACCCTGCACTGCACCGCGCCGACACCAAGTTCGATGACGCTGGAACTTGGAAGGCGGATGTCCGCGTTAAAGCAGATGAAGCCAAAGGCATCATGGAAAAGCTCGGCAAGAAATACAAAGAACACACAGGAAGCGCCATGCCGAAAGACGGCGGTAACCTGTGGTCGGTAGAGCTTGACGATGACGGCGACCCGACAGGCAACATTATGTTCAAGCTGCGGGTCAAAAACGTAGTCCGCAAGGATGGTGAAATGTGGGTCCGAAAGCCCAAATTGTTTGACACATCGTCACCACCCCAGCCGATCTCTGTTGAGCCTTTTGGCGGCACAAAGATGATAGTGGCGTTCGATGTCTACTGCTACGACATCCCGAAAAAAGGCGTGAAGCTACAGCCTGTTGCTGTCCAGATTATCGAATTGAAAACTGGAGGTGACGACGATCCCGAAGCATTTGGATTCAACGATATGGACGGCGGTTTCAAAACGGATGACGCGCAAGAAAACCCTTTTGCCGAAGAACAGGGCGAAGAAGAAGCCAGCGCAGACTTCTAAGTCTGTCGGGCTGAGGCTGGGGTTCAGGAGTGGTCTTGAGGAGCGCACAGCAGCGCAACTCAAGGCCGCTGGCGTTCCGTTTAGATACGAACACAAAGACGACAGGATAGAATATGTGAAGCCTGCGAAGGTCTCGCGCTACCATCCTGATTTTTGCCTGCCCAACGGGATTATTGTCGAGACCAAGGGCAGGTTCGTCACAGCAGATCGTCAGAAGCATTTGTTGATCAGGGACCAACATCCCGACATCGACATCCGTTTCGTTTTCTCAAACCCCAAGCAACGAATATCAAAACAGTCGGCCACAACATATGCAATGTGGTGCGACAAATATCAATTTCATTACGCCAAGGGCAGCATACCGGAGGATTGGCTACGGGAGGCGAGGAGGCCCCCAACCCATGGCGACAAGAAAAAGAACTGACACGCACTGGATCGCTATTCATTGCGCCGCAACCCCACCCGAAATGGACATTGGCTTTGTCGAGATAGACAGGTGGCACAAAGAACGTGGCTGGATTGGCTGCGGCTACCACAAGATCATACGCAGAGATGGCACTGTCGAAGATGGCAGAGACATCGATGCAATGGGTGCCCATGTCAGAGGATTTAACCAGACCTCAGTTGGTGTCTGCCTGATTGGCACAGACACATTCACTGTTGAGCAGTTTGAATCCCTTGCCGTTTTGATTGCGGACTTACTTGTTAAATATCCATCAGCGTCACTTCGGGGGCATCGCGATTTCCCGAACGTGAAAAAAGAATGTCCAGGATTTGACGTTCAGAAATGGTGGAGCCACCAGATCAAAAAATAGGAGAAAAATTATGGAAGACTCGCAGTTCCTTGAACATGCCCCGTGTTTAGATTGCGGGTCTTCCGATGCTCTAGGAGTTTACAGCGATGGGCACACGTTCTGTCACAAATGTCGCACGCACACACAAGCGCCGGTCACCGACAGCAACGTCACTCCGCTCACCCTTGTTCCGCCAACGCAAGGTCAGATCAAAAAAGGTTTACTGCCGAAAGGGCAAATCGAGGCATTAGTAAAACGCAAGATCACGGAAGAAACCTGCAAGCTCTGGGGATACTCGACAGGCGAACTGAATGGCATACCTGTGCAGATCGCGAACTACACAAGAGACAATCAGGTTGTCTTTCAGAAGATCAGGTTTGCGAACAAAGACTTCACCAGCCGTGGCGATCTCAAGCAGGCAGGTCTGTACGGCCAGCACCTGTGGGCGAGCGGTAAGATATTGATCGTCGTAGAGGGTGAGCTAGACGCCCTTGCGATGAGCCAAGCGCAGGGCAACAAGTGGGCTGTAGTGTCGGTGCCAAACGGCGCACAGGGCGCAGCAAAGGCAGTCGCCAGATCACTCGACTACCTACTCAAATTTGAGACCGTCGTCTTCATGCTCGACAGCGATGAGGCAGGCCAGGCTGCGGCACTTGAGTGCGCCAAGCTCATGCCACCGGGCACCGCTAAGATTGCAACCCTGCCTCTGAAAGACGCATCAGATATGGTGATGGCCGGTCGCAGCGCAGAACTAATCAACGCCATCTGGCGGGCAAAAGAGTATCGCCCTGACGGCATCGTCGCAGGCATCGATCTGTGGGATGAGTTCATCACAGAAGATGATAATGATTGTGTCCTGTACCCTTGGCCGTCGCTCAACGAAAAGACACGCGGTCTTCGTAAAAAAGAACTGACTGTCTTCACCGCAGGATCAGGTATTGGCAAATCTCAGATTGTCAAAGAGATCGGCCACCACCTACTGAAAGAAGGAGAGACCCTTGGCGTCATCTGCTTGGAAGAAAGTGTCAAGCACACGCTCAGAGTTTTTGTCGGGCTTGAGATTAACAAGCGCCTTAACTTGGGTGTCCAAGATATTTCAGAAGACGACCTCCGCGCTGGTTTCGATGCTACTGTCGGCAGTGGCAGGCTATATCTCTATGATCATTTTGGTAGCCTTGCTGGCGACAATCTTCTCGAAAGATGTCGCTACCTCGCAGCCATGGGCTGTTCCTACATTATTCTTGATCACCTCAGCATTGTGGTATCTGGCGGTCTGGAGGATCAGGCGGGCAATGAGCGCCAACTGATTGATTCCATAATGACCAGGCTACGCCAGCTTGTCGAAGAGACCGGCGTAGGATTGATCTTGGTGAGCCACCTGAAGCGCCCAGAGGGCAAGCCCCATGAAGAAGGCGGACAGACATCCCTCGCGCAACTGCGAGGCTCCGGTGCAATCGGGCATCTCGCTGACCTTGTTATCGGTTGCGAAAGAAACCAGCAGTCGCCTGATGAAGCACACCGCACGAAACTTCGTATCCTGAAGAACCGCCATTCCGGCGAGACAGGTATTGGCACTGTCCTCGAATTCAACCGAGAGACAGGCAGGATGCTTGAGGTGAATTTTGATGCAGAAGATTTCTGATGACGACCTGTTTGCATACGCCGAACGATTGGCTGTGCAGGCAGTCAACGACCCTGCGTTGGTCAGTGAGTACGCAGCAGTGATGACCGAAGTTCAACACAGAGAAGGAGGATGGAAAGTGCGAAACAAACAATCTCAGAACGACATGATCCTGAAGCACCTGATGGCTGGCCGATCAATCAGTCCCTTGGAAGCCATGGGCGTCTTTGGCGTCTACCGATTGGCTGCGAGGATTTTCGAGTTACGCGAAAGCGGCCATGAGATCACGAAGGTAATTAAGGATGACGGGCGAGGCCGCACCTACGCGGAATACTCTTTGGCCTGATCCATACTATTTGCAAGGGGACACTAGATGGCACATATTTTCGACATTGAAACGAACGGCCTGCTCGACCAGCTTGACACTGTTCACTGCCTCGCGATCAGAGACACTGAGACAGGGATAACTGAGAGCTATGCGCCGCATCAGATCGAAGATGGCCTGCGGTCTCTCCTTAGCAAAGACCTGATAGTAGGGCACAACGTCATCGCGTTTGACATCCCTGCTATCCAAAAATGCTTCCCGTGGTTCAGCGTTGAACCCTCGAAGGTCCGCGACACCCTGACGCTCTCCCGTCTGATTTGGTCCGACATAGCAGACACTGATTGGGCCAAAACAGTAGGGCTTCCCAACAGGCTCAAAGGCAGTCACGCGCTGGCTGCGTGGGGGATGCGGCTAGGGTGCCCAAAAGACGACTACCAAGGTGGTTGGGATGAATTCAATAGTGACATGATGTTCTATTGCATTCAGGACACCTCAGTGACTGCAAAGCTATGGCAGACGATCCAAGCTAAGAACTACCCTGACACAGCCGTTGACCTTGAGCATGAGGTGCAGTGGTTAATTGCGCGGCAAGAGCGGTACGGGTTCCGTTTTGATGAACCCAAGGCACTCGATTTGTGTGCCAAGCTACAGCGCAGACGGGCAGAGCTTGATGACGAACTGCAAGCGGTGTTCACGCCTTGGTGGTCGGCGGTAGAGGTGGTCACCCCTTCCCGCACCGTGAACTACAAAACGAAACCTGCGGTGACGGCAGGCTGCACCTACACGAAGATCAAACACAACGTCTTCAACCCCAGCAGCCGCCATCACATACAGCACAAACTCGAAGAGCTTGGCTGGCAGGCAAAAGAGACTACGCCAGATGGCCGCGCCAAACTTGATGAGACAGTCTTGATGGGCCTGTCGTTTCCTCAAGGTAAAATCCTTGCGGAATACTTCATGGTTCAAAAGCGCCTTGGGATGCTGTCAGACGGCAAGCGGAGTTGGCTGGGCGCACTCCGTGGAGATCGCATCCATGGCTCAGTACTGACCAACGGTACGGTCACTGGTCGAGCATCTATGCGTGAACCAAATCTCCAACAAGTTCCATCAGCCAATGCCCCTTACGGCAAAGAGTGTCGCGAATTGTTCACAGTTGGCCCCGGCAAATCCCTTGTCGGCGTCGATCAATCAGGCATCGAACTGAGGATGCTTGCTCATTTTACCACCCCGTTCGATGGCGGGGCTTACGCAAAGGAGGTACTGGATGGGGACATTCATACGCACAATCAAACGGCTGCTGGTCTTGCTTCTCGCAGTATCGCTAAATCTTTTATTTACGCTTTGGTCTACGGCGCAGGCGTCAATCGTCTGGCTGGCGTCACCGGCCTCACAAAAAGACAAGCTGCTGAGGTTAAGGCTACTTTCCTTGCAGCTAACCCTGGTTTGGGCAAGCTCATATCTGCCGTTCAAGAAAAAGTTCAGCAAACAGGATACCTCAAAGGACTAGACCAGCGCCGTCTTCCTGTGCGCTCACCACACCGCGCACTTAATGTCCTGCTGCAAGCCGCTGGCGCAGCCACAGCGAAACAATGGCTGATTCAGTTTGACCGTGAGGTCGAGGCGCGTGGCTGGCGGGGCCGGGTACAGCAGGTCTGCTGGATACACGATGAAATCCAGAT